CGGACCATCGCTTGCGGGCGAGGAGCCCGGTCAGCGCGAGGCAGTCATTCCGCTCTCCGGCAACCGCTTCGTGCCGGTTCAGCTGATGGGCGCCGCCAACTCGAACCCGCCGCCCCAGGTCGTGCTCGCCCCGAACATCATCAACCAGGTGCCGAACGCACAGGTCACGATGCGGCCGACCGCCGACCCGCGGCGCCCGGAGATCGTGGTGAGCGAGCTCGTGGCGGGGACGTGGAATAGCCCGCAGATGCGCCAAGCCCGCGCTCAGCCGACGGTCGCCGTCCGATGATCCCCGTCTGGCCCGCCGACCTCCCGCAGCGCTTCCGGGCGGCCGATTCATCCTTTGGCTTCGGCGATGGGCGGCTCCGCACGCCGATGGATGCCGGTCCGCCGAAAGTGCGCCGACGCTTCTCCGCCGTCGTCAAGCCGGTCACGCTGTCCTGGCGGGGGTCCGAAGACGACGTCGCGCGGTTCGAGCGGTTCTTCGAGGAGGAGATCGCCGGCGGCTCGCTGCCCTTCTTTCTCCCCGACCCGCGCCGTGACGGCCGCCCGCTGCTCACCGACGATGGTGTCGTGCTGCTCGACGACCAGGGCCGGCCGCTCCTCAACACGGCGTGGTGGCTCTGCCTGTTCGGCGAGACGGTGCCGACGCAGATCCCCGTCACCGGCCTGCTGATGCAGGTCAACATGCAACTCGCCGTGCTGCCCTGATGCCCCGCCTCATCAGCCTGAACGCCCGGCAGGCGGTGAATGCGCCTTGCACGGATCAGGTGCCGGTGGTGCTGACGGAGATCCGCCACAGCACGCTTGTGACGCCCCTCCGGCTCGCCACGGACTGGACGGTGCGCGTCTCGACCGAACCCCTCGTCTACGGCTTCCGTCACGGCGGAAACGTCTACGAGTTCATCCAGATGTCGGCCATCTGGCCCGACGATCAGGACCGGACCGCGCCCAAGACCACACTCGTGTTCGCCAACGTGACCCGGGACATGGTCGCGCCGCTGCGGGCGATCCTCGACCCGGTCTACGTCGACCTCACCATCGTCATGGCGGACACGCCGGACGTGGTCGAGGCCCGCTACACCAACCTCCGCGGCATCCGCGGATCCTGGGACGCCTCCCAGGTCCCCCTCGACATCTCGCGCGAGCCGCTGACGTCCGAGCCGATGCCGGCCGGGCGGATGACCAAGGCTCGCTTCCCGGGTCTCTTCAGGTAGGCCAATGCAGGACCACTGGAGCACCAGCTACGTCGGCCTGCCCTGGCTGGAGAAGGGCGACACGCGCGCGGGCGTCTCGTGCTGGGGGCTATGCCAGATCGTCTACCGCGACCTGGCCGGCATCGTCCTGCCCTCCTACGGCGACCGGTTCGCGTGCTCAGCCGAGCAAGCCGAGGTGCAGGCGATCATCCGCGGCGCGACCTCCGGGCCGGCCTGGGCGCCGGTGGCACTGGAGGACGCCCGCGATCTCGATGTGGCCGTGTTCGCCGTCGCCGGCCTCGACGCCCACGTGGGCCTCATCTGCGGCCCCGGGCGCATGCTGCACATCACGCACGGGCAGGACAGCGCCATTGTGGACTACCGCGCCGGCCGCTGGGCGCACCGTCTGTCCGGCATCTACCGGCACGCCGAGATGATGGAGCGCGCCCGTGCCGCCTGACGTTTCGGTCCTCGCGCTCGACAGCGTCTTCGACGCCTCGCGCCGGCACGCCCTGACGGTGGCGCCCGGCTGCAGCATCGCGGACATCGTCACGCGCGCCTACCCGGCGCTCCTGCCGGCTCACCGTGCGCTCCTGCGCGTCACCATCGGCGAGCAGGAGGTGATCCCGGCCATCTGGGCGCAGGTCCGCCCGAAGCCCGGCGCGCAGCTCGTGATCCGCCCTGTGCCGCAGGGCGACATCATGCGCAACGTGCTGTCGATCGCGGTGACGGTCGGCGCGCTGGCGCTGGGCCAGTTCTACGCCCCAGCGCTTGCGGGCGCCCTCGGCATCGGCAACTCGCTGGCGCAGGGCCTCATCACCGGCACGGCGCTGCTCGCCGGCACGCTCCTCGTCAACGCCCTGGTGCCGCCGCGCCAGGACGCGCAGAACAAGCCCACCTACGCGATCCAGGGCTTCCAGAACCAGCTGACGCCCGACGCGCCGGTGCCGCTGATCCTCGGCAAGATCCGGGTCGCGCCGGTCTACGCCGCCACGCCTTACACGCAGGCGGTGGGCGACGAGCGCTTCGTGGTCGCGAAGTTCCTGTGGGGCTACGCGCCGCTCGTCATCCGCAACCTCCGCATCGGCGAGACGCCCATCGAGCGCTTCGCAGATGTGCAGATTGAGACCCGCTATGGGCTGCCGGACGAGCCGCCGCACACGCTCTACACGAAGCAGGTCATCGAGGAGGCGCTGTCCGTCGAACTGAAGACGCCAGCGGTGCCGACCGGCGGCCCGCAGATCCGGACCACGGCCTCGGACTGCACCGGCTGCGAGATCGACATCACGGCCCCGGGCGGCATCTTCGCCGTGAACAAGGATGGCGCTTACCAGAACTTCACGGTTGCCCTGACCTGCCGCTACCGCCGGAGCGGGACCGATGCCTGGACCGCGGGTCCAGCCATCTCGATCACCTCCAAGAAGGCGAGCGCGCTCACCCGCACGATCCCGATCACGTTTCCCGAGCGTGGGCGGTACGAGATCGAGTTGCTGCGCACCACCATCGATTGGGACGAGGCGGACCAAGCCAAGAAGGAGGTGCAGCGCCACGGCCGCACGGTCTGGTCGGTGCTGCGCTCGTTCCGGCCCGAGTACCCGATCGACTTCGACAAGCCGCTGGTCACGACGGACGTCCGGATCCGCGCGACCGGGCAGCTCAACGGCATGCTCGACGCGCTCAACGGCGACGTGGTGTCCATCTGCCCGGATTGGGACGCGGACTCCGGCACGTGGACCCCGCGCGAGACCAACAACCCGGCCTCGCTGTTCCGCCACGTGCTCACCGGCCCGGCGATCACCTACCCGTTCACCGTGGACGAGGTGGCGGCGCTGCAGGACTGGCACGCCTTCTGTGTGGCCAAGGGGCTCACCTACAACCGGGTGCACAACTACGAGGCTTCCGTCCTCGACGTGCTCTCCGACATCGCGGCGGCCGGGCGCGCGAGCCCGCACGACAGCGGCACGGCCTGGGGCGTGGTGATCGACCGGGCGCTCGACACGGTGACGGCGCACATCTCGCCGCGGAACTCGTGGGGCTACCAGGGCGAGCGGCCCTATGTGATCCTGCCGCACGCCTTCCGGATCTCGTTCTTGGACGAGACGAATGCCTTCGCGCGGGCGGAGCGCATCGTGCCGCTGCCGGGCCACACCGGGCCGGTCACGATCACCGAGAAGCTCGACCTGCCCGGCGTGACGAGCCCGGATCAGGTCTGGCGGGAGGGCAAGCGCCGCGGCTACGAGATGCTCTACCGCCGCGACACCCATGTGGTGAACCAGGATTTCGAGGCGCTGCAGGTCTCGCGCGGCGACCGCGCGCAACTCTCGCATGACGTCCTCGACCGGACGATGCGAGCGGCTCGCGTGCGGTCCGTGTCGGGATCGACCGTGTGGCTGGACGATGTGGTCGAGATGGAGGAGGGCGGATCCTACGCCATCCGCTTCCGGCGCGCCGACGGATCGAGCCTCCTGCGCACGATTGCTACGGTGCCCGGCGAGACGCAGTCCGTCACGCTCACCGGCGCGGGCGATGCTCCGGCCGCGGGCAACCTCGCTTTCTTCGGCCCGGCAGCGCGGGAATCCTTCGCGGTCACGGTGAAGGGCATTGAGGCCATGACCGACCTCACGGCCCGCCTCACGCTGATCGACCACGCGCCGGAGATCGAGGCGCTGGTCGATGCCGAGATCCCGCCGCCGTGGAGCGGCCGCGCCGGCGGCGAGGCGCAGGAGCCGGCCGGCGCGCCGCTGGTGCCGATCATAGACGAGATCCAGTCCGGTCGACTGGCGGCCGATGCCGCCACGCCGGAGAACCCGTTCCCGGTGGTGGTGCTGCTCCGCGCCAACCCGGCCGAGACGCTGCCCGTCGCCTCGTTCCAGGTGCAGCACCGACCGCTCGGCAGCGGTGGGGCCTACAGCACGACGACAGCGGCCGCCGCCGCGGGCGCGGTGGTGCTGCCGGGCTACGATCGTGGCGACGAGGTCGAGTTGCAGGGCCGGGCGGTCGGGACGAACGGCGCGGCCGGCGACTGGACGGCGCCCCTCACCCACGTGGTCGCCGCAACCGACCCAGATGCCCCCTCGCCGCCGGAGAACCTGTCCGCGGAGTCCCCCGCCCCCGGGGTGATCCGCCTGCGCGTCACGAGCGGGCCGAGCCCGCAGACCGTCGGCGTCCAGTTCTACGCCACGTACAACTCCTCGCTGCCGTTCTCCTCCGCCTCGAAATTCCGAGAGCCGGTCGCCAGCGGCCCGAACGTGCCGCTGACCGTGGACTTCAGCGGGCACATCAGCGGCCCCTATCGCTTCTGGGCGGTCGCGCTCGACAGCCTGGACGACCCCATCGAGAGCGTCCCTGTCGGCCCGGTCGACGTGACCGTCTCCTGACCCCGCACCGCCTCTCTCCGCACCGTCTCTGACCGGGTCGCTTCCGAGCGCCCTCTCCAGTCCTGGGATTCGCCGCATGGCCGATGGTATCCGCTCCACCAACCTCGAACTGAACAACAGCAACCTGCGCGAGGTGCTGGGGCACGTCGATCTGGGCGGTGGCGTCATGGTGCTTCGGCGCCAGCCGATCGAGGTGTTCGTCGCCTATCTGGCGGGGTTGGCCGGCGTCGATCCGAACTTCGTGGCGGAACTCGCCGCGCAGATCACGCAGGAGACAACGGACCGGCAGGCGGCCGACGCGGCCGAACTCGCACGGGCGCAACTGGCAGAGGCCATCCTCGCGCGCACGCAGTCACGCACCGCGCTCGGACTGCTGTCGCAACTGGACGTGTCCACCAAGGGGCCTGTGCCGACCGCATTCGCGATAGACGAGGCCCGCGCCCGCAGCATCGTCATTCCCGACGCTGCCAGCACGATCGCGCTCTATCCGATCTTGGGTCAGTCGCTCGCGGTCGGCGCCACCACTGGCGCGGTCATCTCCACCACCACCGCCTACCCTGGCCGGCAGCTCATGCCGGCGGGAGGCCTGCATACCTACGGCTCGCTCTCCGATCTCATCGACATGCGGGAAGGGGTTGACATCGTTGAGTACGAAACGATTGCCAGCGGCTTTGCGAGCCACCTGATCCGCGACCTGGATGCCGCGATCCCCAACAACAACTTCCGCATCGCGAGCTTCATCTCGGCCCTTGGAGGGCGAAGCTACTACCAGCTCACCGAAGGTTCCGAGCAGTTCACCTTCGCAATGCGGTCAATCCATCAGGCGTATCAGCAGCAGCGCCTCAAGGGTAGTCGCCTCGTCGTGCCGGGCGTGCTCTGGATACAGGGCGAGAATGACGTTTCGGCCGGTTGGGGCGACCATTACGACTTGATGCTGCACCAGCTCCAGCAGAGGCTGCAGGCGCGTATCCAAGCGATCACGGGCCAGACCGAGCCTGTCATCCTCTACGTCTCGCAGACCAACCACATCAACCCGTGGGACGCGACAGTCTATCAGCGGCTGCAAGAGGCCCAGATCCGCGCCGCGGCGTGCAATCCTCTCATCTGTCTCGTGGGGCCAACGTATTCGTTTGCCGTCAACTCGGCCGATCACATCCACAAGACGAGCCGGGGCGCATACGAAATGGGCCAGATGTTCGCGCGCGCGGTGTTCATGCGGCAGTACGGCTCGGCCCGCTCTCCGGCGCTGACCCCTATCGACGTCTGGCGCGCGACCCCGCCGAACGGCGTCGCGGCCCGCCTCTGTGCCACGTTCCGCGTGCCCGTGGAGCCCCTGGTGCTCGACACCTCCGGCAACGTCATTGCCGTCTCGGGCGCGGCTGCGGCTCCGAACGGCACCGGAGGCGGCTACGGCTTCTGGGTGTACGACGACTTGGGCAATGTCGTGCCGATCTCGTCCGTCTCCGTCGCAGTTCCTTCAACGCAGTTCCTTGGGGCGCCGCGTCTCAACATTGACCTCGCCGTGGCGCCAACCTCTCGTTATCTGCGCGTCAACTATGCGCAGCGCCGCGACAACGACAACGCGGACACGAACGACGGCCCGCTCACGGGCGCCCGCGGGTGCGTGCGGGACAGCGCGGCGCACGTCTCCATCGTTGGCGGCGGCCAGCAGCATAATTGGTCCGTGCAGTTCTCGCGCCTGATCGCGGCCTGACCCAAGTTCATTCGGAGTATTTTCAATGGTAGCTCTCGGGCGCCTCGGCGCGCTGACGCCGGCCAGCGCGTCGCTCGATTTGAATTTTGTCACCGGGCAGGCGCTCGTCGGCAAGTCCAAGTCTGCCGTCGAGGCGGCTCTTGCTTTCGATCGCGAGAGCGCGGCGTGGAACTATGACATCGGCGGGTTGCTTCGGCAGGCGACCGCGGATGAGATGCGCCTTGCCTACGACCCGCACTCCGGCCTGCCGCTCGGGCTCCTGATCGAGCCCGGGTCAACGGACATGTGGAGCCGAACCGAGACGTTTACGGACGGAGCCTGGGCCAAGTCGGGCGTAACGCTTTTCCCAACCAGCGTGTCCGGCCTTTCTGGCGGCAACAGCGGGACGCGCGTCGTTGACAGCGGCGGGACGCCGGGCTCGATCAGCCGCACGGTTAGTATCGGCACGGGAGCCGCGGCCTACACCGCTACATTCGTAGTTCGCGCGGTCGGGGGAGCCCGCTACGTCGAGCCAAACGTTTATCTGTATGGCGGTACAGGCGACCAGGGCGGCAGCGTTGTATTCGACCTTCTGCTCGGCCGCGTCGTGTCAGCGTCTGGCGTGTACTACGGAATGCAGCCGGCGCCGGGCAATTCGTGGCGCTGCATCATCGGGGCTTACAACACGAATAGTAATAGTGGTCTGG